CCAGAGGGGGTGAATCCGTTTGAAATGGATTTGAAGAACCAGAGGAAGAATCATCGCTAAACTCCAATGTAGCCTTATTTATATTGTCTATTTCATTATAAAACTTTTTTTCTTGTTTATAAATACTGATTAAATTGGTATGTGACGCTTTCATGTACTTTTTTCTTAAATCTGGATATATACTTGTCTCTAATTTTTCCAAACTCTCGTGGTATTGGGTGAGCAGTGAAGGACTTATGGATTCTTCATTACGAGCCACGTTGAGCGTATGGGTAATCAGAGATTGGCTCTGTAAAATTATTTCCATTTGGTTGGGGAAATTCTTGAATTTTATCAAAGCGGAAATCATCGCTATAACAGACGACAACGCAATCGGTACAAGTAAAACGATGTTGTTATTCCATCCCATTTGTAGTTTCATAGACTCAAACATACCTGTGGTTAGAGAGACAATTATAACACACTTATTCCAGCTATCGTTTTCACGCTTTAATTCTTCGTGAGCTAAACTCAACGCATCCCGCTTCGCTTTTAAATCTTGAATGATTTGGTTTAATTCTCTTTTTTCCATATAAAATAAACATATAATATATTACAATGGAATGTAATATTTGCTATGAAACATCACATAACATAGTTCATTGTTTCAACAAATGTGCCTTTAAAACTTGCCGCAAATGTTTCAAGCAAATGCTTGAAGTAGTCGATGGTGAAATATGTTATAGTTGTCCGATGTGTAGACATCTAAATATCTATAACGTATCTAAAAATTTTACGCTGTTTATGAACAGGGGATTAGATTTATTAAAATTATCTTTGTCTATTATGAAACATGAATTGGACGAACAAAAACTGAACCACCATTGGGTAATGTATAATTTAGAAGCTATCGACAGAAATCGCAATCCGTTGTAAAATTGAATTAAAATAATATAATTTATATATAGTATGGACGACTATACACAATTCTTAAAAGACCAAATGTTGGCACCGTCGACTGTCCGCAATCACATTCGCAATTTAGGAGCGTATCAAGAGGCTGGATTTTCGATTGATTCAGAGGAAGATAAAACCATAGAACATTTGAAGACGTATGATGTAGGGTCAAAGAGACAGACTATGGTGTCTACTATTTCAAAGTATAGAACTTACAAACAATTGCCGAATGATAATATTCGGCAGTTGTTAGTCGAAGCGGTAAAAGATACCATAAAAATAAACGATACAAATAATCAAGCACGAGACATTCCGTCGATTTCTGTTTTCCGTCGTATGATGAAAGATTACTTTATAAAAAAAGACTTTGCGTCGTGTGCTATTTTATATTTATTGCTTACATTCCATATTAGAAACGCAGACCTGATGGTCAATATTGTCACAAAAAAACCCACGGACAATACGAAAAATTATTTACTACTTAACCCAACCAGCGTCGTTTATATCCGTAATGATTATAAAACATTCAAAACATACGGACAAAAAAAACATCGTATTGTGAATAAGATGTTTGTCGAATGTATTCAAACACTAACCACGTTGATTGATAAAGATTTCAATAACATCACACGAGTAATCAAAAAAATTACAGGCGGTTTTACAGAAGCAGACTTGATGAAGCGGTCTGTGTTTGAAGCAAAAGGATTACGTGCCTATAAAAAAATAAGTGATAATCGTGGAACATCGCTACAAGTCATGGCGGATTCGTATAATATTTCAACGCAATAAAGACGGCATTTGAGACAAATATTGATTCGCCATGGCGTCTTGGTCAACATAATCTATTTTCAATACCACACTGAGGCTTTCTAAATCGTCTATATCAATCACATCGGCACCATTGTCGGTTAGCTGAATTTCTACCTTCTTTAAAGCATCGTTTGTTAATAATTTAATAGGTGACTCATATACAGGTTCAAATACTAAGTTGTCATCGGATTGTAAATATTCCATCACAGGAGCATTGTTGGAAGAAGAAAAATAATTTAGACTCGGTAGATTGATTTTTAATAATGCTTCGCTATGAGACCGAGCCGTCGAAAAGACCGCACAGGCGTGGGCGACGTTAATATAGCATTCTCGTCGGGATTCCGATAATACGGGTAAATTATTCCATGTTGCCACACCATCCACATTAGTTAACTGTTCACTATTCAAAAAAAGATATTTTGACGGCATATACTATAGTAAAATATTTTATAATTAATTAAAATATAATTTGGCGTCGTCTTTTTTTATTTTTAATAATATAAAAAAAGATTTTGACGTTTTATAAACACGACGAATGCGATTTATGTCGTTATATTTAATAAGTCCTTTGGTGTCGGTCATTACCGAAGTGATACTGTCATATAACCAAATACAGTTTAGTTTTTTACATTCTTGTTCATTAAATATCAATAATATATACATAGTATAGGTACATATTATTTGTTAAGATATTCTTGGCATTTTTTGGTGAGTTGATGCCTTTTTAAATGTCGTCGTAATGTGGCAGAATTACAAATAGGACACTTAATACTTTCATTTAAATTTTCCTTATTTTTTTGATAATATTGTTTGAGATATTTTTTGAATTCTTCTTTGTGCTCTTCTCGATATTGTTTATCATGTTCTTTGCGTTCTTCTATAGTCATATGTGCTTTATTCCTATTCACTAAAGTGCAATGTTTATCTATTTCTTCTTGTTCGACAATTAATAGCTGTGTTTTATTTTCTAATTTTAATGATTTTATAGGAATTATTTCAAAACAATTAAAACCACCATTATTCCTAATATGACAATAAATAGGGTATGTAAAATGTATTGCTTCTTCGTGGTTGTAACTATATTTATGTGCTGACTTTCTTTGAGGAAAATTAGTCGTGGAACCCACATAAACAATTTCTTTGCTTTCTATATCTCTAATATGATAGATGATAGATTTGGTAAAATTTTGTGTTCTACCCATTCTATTGTATTGTAATCAATTCTTTAAATCATTTTTACTCTGGTTTTTCTGGAAATGGCCTGTCTGGTAACCATATACTCGGATAATCGCGGAGAGCCTGGCGGTATAGTAACCATTTGTCTCTCTGGGGGTAATCTGAGAGAGCAGTATAATCCGATTCTTTTAATAACTGATTTCTTTTTTCACGCATATTATCTAAAAGCAAGTCATCGTATTTTAACTCCAATTCTTCTTCCGTTGGTTTCGGAATCGTCGTATCATACCACTCTATAGTCTCGTAGGTTTCGCCACAACACCATTCTTTGTCAAGGTAATACTTTGTCAATATTTTGCTATAGTCCATATATTATAGGTAAATATTTTATTAACCTAATAAATATCCACCAAAATGACAAAATGGGTCTGTTGGCATATTCACAAGACCATCGAATCTTTCCATATACATCGTTTGTCCTATATTAAGTGGGTAATAAAACGCACTCGTAAATGTAGTATTACCATCGTTGCCCGGTTCCGAGACTGGGTAATGGAAGGCATTGCCTGTGCTAATTCTTTGAACTCGGGTTGAACCACTAAAAAAATCCACTCTAAAACCAGTCTCTCCGAAGGTAAATAATTGTGCGTAAAAAAAGTATGTTCCTGTAACAGGGGCGGTAAATGTATATGTGGTGTTGCTATATCCATTTCCAACATTTTCTAATGTTTTGTCGAATGGTAATATTACATTAGTATTTACAATTGCACCAGAAGCTCTTGATGCTCTAAATCTAACTTGATTCGGGGCAGTAATGATTCCGCCAATTGACACATATCCTTCAACGAAGAGAATGAGAGCATTTAAATTGCTTGAATTGACCGTGGAAAAGTTTGCCTCGGCTGTAGTCGATAGGGTATTACCACCAATAGATATATTTGCCCCCGCAATAAGCGTCTGTTGATACCCTACGATATTAGAGGCGTTGATTTCGCTGACATTTACGACGGATGCATTTAAATCGTCTGCTAAGTTTATATAAGTGGCGTTAATAAGTACCGATTCTAAAGACTGAATATATCCCGAACCAAAGTCACAATCTGCTCCGATGATTTCACTCACATTTACAACATTACTGCTGTTGATAAATTCCGCATTGAGACTTGAAAAATTAGCGGCGGTTGTAGTCGATATAGTATTACCCGTAATCGTTATGTTATCCCCAGCCAATAAGGTTTCTTGGTATCCGCTAATATTGTCTGCTATGATTGTTGAAAAATTACCTTGACTTATGTTTACTGTTCCACCCGAATTAATATTGAATAAATTATTATTGTTTGAGCTCAACCCCATGGATACAGAAACCAAGTCTAAACTGGTTATACCATCTACGTTCAACGAACTGGTATTCAAACTGTTGGTAACTACATCTTCGTTTGCCAAACCCGCTACAATTTCGTCGACACTTAGTAATGGTTTCGTTAGACTTAATACATTTCCGAAACTTTGTAAATTAAAATCACTCGTAAATACCATGGTGGCGGTAGATAAATTATCACCATTCACGACAGAAGCATTTAATGTACTAAAATTAGCAACACCACTTGTCTGTAATTCATCGCATTCAAAACGAAGTCGACCGCCTGTATGTATAAATCTCGTTGTGGCTCCATTTCGAAAAAGGAAAGAGGCCTCTGCATCGTCTGCAGTATCAATTATGGTATATTGAAACGAGGCGATTGTGTCGGTGCTGATGTTGATTGCGTCTAACGCACTTGAAGATAGATTGACAGTGTATACTTGGTCGGTATCTAACTCATCACATTCAATATCCCCTGTAACATTCACATCATTTCCAAACGATGCGACCCCATTACAAGTAATAAAGGAAGTATTTAAATTACTTGAATTGACAGTTGAAAAGTTAGCATTACTGGGTGGCGTAGAAGAGATAGTATTTCCTACGATAGAGATGTTCGTCCCAGCGATTAACGTTTCTTGGTATCCTTCTATAGAACCACCGACCGATAAACTACCACCCACCGATACATTTTCATCTGTAGATATATTTCTACTTTCAAAACTTCCAGCATTTTGTATACTTTCTGTTTGTATTAAATTATTCGAATCCATTATTAATGCTCTATTGGTGGAGTTTGTATTTGTATTGAATACAATGCTACCCGCATTATTTACAATAGTAACGACTCCACCATCTCGGTTCATCGTCATAGATTGTGCGGACGAGCTTTCGTCGCTTAAATTAAAACTGAATGTATTTACTGAACGAGAACGGCTGACAGAACTATTGATTGTGCTTACATTTGCACTTGGAGTGGCGAAATTAGACGTCGTGATATTTGTCGATTCGATAGATTGTGTTGTAATTTCGTTTGCTGTTATATCCGTCAAGATACAAGTAGACGCGTTTAATTGGTTCGCAAACGCAGTTGATAAATTGCCGTTGGACGCATTTATCGTGGTGAGGTCTAACTCGTCGAGGTCTAATTCGTCGATAGTTAAGGTACTTATATTGGCGGTTGTAGCATTCAACAAAGGCGTTGAAAAACGGAACGTTGCTTCTCCATCGATACACTGGAGAACGTCTGCTTCCAATTCAACTACATTTAAGGTTTCTGCATTTATATCGTCTGCTTTAAGATTTAATGTTTCTATCCCGTTGTTTCTTATTTCCAAACAAGGTTGATTACCAACAAAAAAGTTAATAGCCGAACTATTGCCAGTAACCGATATATTGACTTCATAGCCTGAAGGATTAAACGATTGGACGAAGTTGTTGCCGACAATACCGCTATATAAAACGATGTCCCCAGCATGCTGTCCAGATTTACCCACATACAGATTATTGCTTACATTTAAACTATCTTGAAAATTACTGGTTTGACTTACATTTAAAACACCGAACACATCTACATTATTATCCACTTGTAAACTGCTTAGATTGGCTTGACTATCTGAAGATAAGTAAGCAGATATAACATTGTTTTCAACAGTAATATTGTCGCCTGGAACAAGGTTACCTGTAGATAAATTCAACGCATTGGCTGTAATATTACCTGTTATAGTGATGTTGCCCACACTCAAATTATCAATAGATGACTTTGTAGCAGACAGATTGACTAAACTCACGTCTATGCTGCTTAAATTGGCGACAGATGCGACCTCCGATCGCATTATTGTTATAAAAGCAGTCCCGTTAATAAATGCGTCTCCGCTAATGGTTAATGGAAAAAAGGCGTCCTCGTAACCAATGGCTAACCCTATATAGTTGATAGACGCTACTTCTACATCTTCTACACGAAAACTATTGGAGGTCGAGGTTGATTGGGCGTTCATAATGGTTTGACCGCTGGCTACTTGTGCGAATCCATAGTTGGTTGCTCCTGTATTACCCTCGATAGATATGGCCATCCTATCGCTGTGTCCATCATTCCCTATTTGGGTTCGCCCGATAACTGCTTGTCCCGCAGGCGAACCTTGTAAAATGGATAAACTATTAAAATTCGCTTCGTCTGCTGCTATGTTGCCTGTATGTAAGTTCAAGTCACTTCCTCCGTCGTTATCTAATGTTTCTGTGATTTGAAACGTACAACTATCAGGAAATAACATCGTCCAAGTATCGTCGCTTGAATCATTATCAATTATAACTTGAAAATATACGGTGGTTCCAGCAGATACGGCTGAGATTCTATTACCTATACGTGGAGACAAAACACCCGACCTTGTTCCGCCTCCATTGTGGTCACGCCAAATTTGTTCTTGGCGACTGATGGTGTTATCTACTCCGTTGTTGTAAATTAGCCGTGCATTTACAATATCGTCGTTATAGCCTTCCATTTCATAGGAAAAGGAAGCCGTGCAATTTAAAATAGCATTTGAACCGAACTTTGTTGTATAGAATACCTTCATCATATTCCTGGACGAACCAGGCGGAATATTGACATCTACGACGTTGGTCGTTCCGCGAACAATAGGTTTAATTACATTCCCACCCAAATACAACTGAGTGTTGGTTAGCGAACGGCTATCTCCACCACCCGCTCCGTTCAACGCACTGTAGACACCGCCGCTTGTGATTAGGTCGCCCGAGTTTTGCGTCACATTGACAGTGCTATTTACATTCAACAACTTATCCGTTAAAGTTAAGTTAGTTCCAAATTGTAAGTCGGCTGTGGATAGATTACTTGCGTTGATTTGTGATGTATTGATTTCTGTAAAATTTGCTATAGAAGGTAGAACGCCAGTTGACGATATAACCGTCCCCGAAATATCTATGTTGTTTCCTGCGATTAGGGTTGGTTGAACATTATTTGCTATTACACTTGTGGCGGTAATATTGCTGGAGGAAATATTGGTCGCCGATAAGTCTACAAACGACTCTGAGAATGCTATTAATTGGCTTACATTCAAAAAGGGAATAATGTAATCGTCGGGTAAATTAAGTTGTGAGGCGTTGATTTCGGAAACATTTAAAATATTTTGTGATAATATATTAGCCCGTAATTCTCCAACGGTCGCTGTAGCGATCGATGCATTGGCTATGGACACGTTTCCGAAATTCAAATTTGTCCCCACGTTTATGTTTTGGTTCGGAACAGAATTTCCCAATGGAACAGCATACATATATACAATAGAAATATATTTAAAATTGATTTGAAACTAAATCTACAATAATATTGTGTAATGTCACGTTCTAAATATTTCACGATTTATAATTGGAAGAAGAGTGGCTTAATTTACGACAATTACGACGAATTGTATGAAGTTTATATCAAAATAATGGAGTGTCAGCATTGTAATAAAGCGTTTAAGACGTCACGGGATAGATGTTTAGACCACGACCACGAAACAGGTTTGTTTAGAAAAATTGTTTGTCGTGGTTGTAATGTGCATGATACTTACATCAAATATCCTGATGGCTATTCGAGACAAGAATATAAACAAGAATATTACCAAAAAAATAAAGATAAATTATCAGAATATCAACAAGAATACTACCACGCAAATAAAGAACAGAGACAAGAACAGAATAAAGAATACTACCAAATAAACAAGCAAAGAAGATTAGAACAAGATAAACTAAAAATAGAATGTGATTGTGGTAGTATTGTTCGCAGGTCAGATATAGCAAGGCACAATCGGTCGATTAAACATACAGAATATTTAAACAGTATTTAACTTTTTATGTATTTCATTTATTACAAACAATAAATGTCCATTGAATCTTTTCGAAAGATTACTAATTAAATTTTCATAATCGGGCTTGATTCCTTCGATTGACAAATCGATGTCATCGGTGATGGTAATATAATCTTTGTAAAATTTATTTGCATCTTCATCTGATGACGGGTGAGAGATTACTTTACAGCCGCAGGCCAGTGCCTTATTGATGCGGTGTGTTTCGAGTGCGTTGAGATTATAGTATGGGATGTTTAGTACCACTTTACATTGGTGTAAAATTTTGGTTAAAGAATCACTATTTTTATGACTCCAGTCATAGTCTACATAAAATTTTAAATCTGGATATTGTTCTTGTAGGCCTTGAATTATCTTTTCACGACGTTCGGTTTTCGAACCAATAAAACATACATCATACTGCCTTTCGTTTGTCTCTAAATTAAATTGTAAAAATTCAAAATAGAAATAAGACAGAACTTTAATATCAAATGTTTCTTTCAAATAATTAGCAGATAAGGTATTATAATCGCACACTATATTTCTTTTCATAAGAGACACATAATATTTATTTTTCATAAATTGCGAATCACGTTGCTCTGAATTCATAATAACATATCCAAAAGTATTGTTAAGTCTATATTGAATTTCCAATAGATGATGTGCCATTTCATGTGCACCAAAGACTATATATAAATCTTTTGGTTTTGGGTTAAATTCTTTTTCTAAAGACCAACCAAATTTCTTAGACATAACCACCGCATTTTCATTGAATATAGCGTGACCACTAATAATTTTAATTTGTGGCACGATTTCATTTTCAAGAGACATATATATGTATTATAAATATGTTTTTATACAAATTTAGGCGAATCACTAATCGGGCTTTTTTTTCCCCTTCGGTAATTCTGGTTCTACCACAGGTGTAGCCTGTTCTTTTTTTTGTTTTGTTTCTTGTATTTCCTTACCCCTAAAGTCAAGTTCCATAGTAGGTTCTATGTCTACAAAGTATGCTGGTTGCTTTTCTGGAGTAGCTTCAGTTATAGCAGCGTCAAGTGGTTTGGGTGGCAAAACCGATGAGACAATTCCACCTTGTTTAGCTATTTTAAACAAATCTTCGTCTGGTATTTTTTGTCTTTGTTTACTTTCTTTAATGACTTCTTCCATCGACGTTCTGGATGTTCTTGTATCCAATTCTTCCGTTTTCAATACATTTCGCGACTCTCTGGCTGCTCTACCTTCTGGGCTCGACAACCGTGCCTTTTCTTTTGCTTCCTCTTCTGCTTTCTCTCGTCTTATCATTTTTTTTTCGGATATACTGAGTCCACGTTCTGAAACTTTTTTGGGTATTTCTTCTATTGTTTTAGGTATGTTAGGCGGAGGAGTTTCCTTGATATTTAACATATTAGAGAGACTTCTTTCTCTTGTTGGAGGTATCAAAGGTCGTATATTGGGTGGGGCATCTAAAGGAGCGGGCGGTGCATCTATACTAATTTCCCGTGGTCTGGATTGAGACTCCAATAAACTCTGTAAAAATGCTATTGTCTCTTCGCCTTCTTTACTCGCACGATTTAAAGATTCGGCCATATCGTCGGGTGGTAATAATTCCAAAGCAGAAGGGTCGTCATCATCATCTATACTCTTTTTCGGGTTTATTCTTTGAGCCATCACAGATTGTTTGGAGGGTGGATTATCGGATTGTTCTGCTTTTTTTGCTCCAATACGTGGTTGTAGATTTAATGGTTTTCTTCCTTCGGGTACAAACGCGGGTTCTGTTTTAATGTCTTTCCTACTTTGATTTTCTAATTCTTTACCTCTTAATGTTTCCCCGTGTTTTGGATTAAATGTTTTACTAAAAAAAGATTTGCCAGGTATCATCGATTTTTTTGAAGGTTGAACTGGTTCGGGGTTAGTTTCGCTTGACCTAACCCCCCTGTAAGTATCGCCTCTTCTTGGTGGTGGTGGTTTTTTCTTGCGTTTCGAAGGCAATGATGTGCTTACAAAATCATTTTCAGTTGTTGTGGACACGACGTCGTCCAAGTCTTTTACACTACCCATCACACTTGGCTGGACAGATACGCTTGGTTGTAAAGGTGGAGGAGCATCAAAACCGCCCAAAGAAACAGGTTTTTGAAAATTAGACGCAGGTGGTGGTGGAGTTGGTGGAGGTTCGTCTTTCGTCGGAGGTGATGGTTCCTCCGCTTTAATCATTGGTTGGGTTGGTACGGATATATCTCTGAACATCTGTTGTTGGGATTGTAATATACCTGCCAACAAAGGAGTAACCCTGTCGAAGTCTTGATTACTGGTCACAAACGTTGGAGCAAATTGTGGTGGATAGGAAGCGGGTGGTAAAGTAGACCTACGACGGGATTTACTACGCTTTGCTTTTGTCGTATTAATATTTACAGTCACGCTTTGCCTTTGTGATTGTGACTTCGGTGTTTTTGCTTTTTTCTTGCGTTTCGGAGGCATATATATACCGTTAGATATTTTCTCTTTTTCTTTTCTTTTTCTCCTCCAATATCCACAAAAACACTTCTATTCGTTGGGTTGGCGGGACGCCTAAAAAGGACAAATGTGGCCGTAGGCTATAATACTTTCTTTTTTTTCCAATTCTAATTTTGAAAATCAAGTTCCACACACAAGTCTGAAAAAAAAAGACATTGTGTGTGTGGGACAAAAGCTGGAAATAAAACCGAAGAAAACCCGCCGCAGGCATTATATATTTGTATGTTCAATAAAGATTTCGTCAAACTTTTTAAAATATTTAAACTTGTTGGTGTCCCGTAGAGACATATCAATCATAAAAAAACTAAATTTGTCATCGTTTTCAAAAATGTAATCTATCACTTGTTGCCAGTATTTTTTGGTAAAAGGAAATACTTCGGAACATATGCTTTCCATTTCCAATTGATTCTTTGGTCTGAAACTGACAAAGTGTGTCATATTATTTCTTATTCCAGAAGGTAAGTCTTTAAACTTTTGGACTAATATAAACACACTACAAAATAGATGCCTACGATTTTGTAGAAGACTGACCAGTTGCTTTTCAGCCCCAGCCGAGCGACGGAGCTGAGCACCTATGTCGTCCAAGATTAACACCGTGTTCTCTTCTTCCTCTCGGTTGTCTTCCACGGTTTTAAATATTTCGGCCATCGTGGTGTTTGTAAATTCTTTAAACTTTTGTTCGGCTCTGACATCCGCGAAGACATCTTTCTTGGCGGACTTGCCAGAACCCAGCGTCGGCGAACATATTAATATTTTGTCAAAACATTTGCGATAAGATTGTCGAACGCCATTCATCTTCTTTGCCGACATCATCGACGTAAGCAATGTTGTTTTTCCACTTCCCGAAGCTCCACTAATCACAAAATTAAAACCAGAACAAGGTGGTAAAGGATACGGAATATCTTTGGCAAGTAGCTTATCTAAATGATTCTCCGTATTCATAATTTTAAGACGCTTATTTTTTTTTTCTGTTATGTTCATATATATCCCGCAATATATTTGATATGCTTTTTACTTTTTTTGTGTGTAGAAAAATTACTCATAGTACTAACACTCCCACACTCACATTTCATTTTTTGATTTTTGTATTTTTGTATATATTCTCGGTTTTGTTCTTGGTATTTTTTTTGGTATTCAGCAACGTGTTCTTTGTTTTTCATATACCATTCTTTTCTCCATTCAATCCTATCAATGCCTTGAGGATACTTTATATAACTATCACGTGTATTACAACCACGACAAACAATGTTCCTAAATATGCCCGTGATGTGGTCATGGTCTAAACACCTATCCGTTGACGTCTTAAACGCTTTATTACAATGTTGACACTCAGATGTTTTGATATATGCTTCATATAACGCATCATAGTCATCATATATCAATCCACGCTTTTTCCAATTATATATGGCTCTATGTTTTCTATTCATATACAACCATGATTATTATCTTTAAGTATTATACAAATATAATTGACGTTGGTTGGGTTAGGTCTTGTTTCGTTTTCTTTTCTATACGACGCTTCTCCCTTGCTTTTTCTAAAGCGATTTTTTGTGCTTCGGTAGGTTGTCGTTTTACTGGTAATACGGGTTCTTCTACAACTACTTTCTTTTTAGTGGGTTTCGGTTCAACCACTTGTTCAACAACTGGTTGAACCAGTGGCTCGGCTTTAGGTTTGCGAGGAGCACGTTTCTTCTTAATCGGTACTTCTTCTGGCTCTGTCTCGGGCTCGGGCTCGGGCACTGGCTCGGCTTTAGGTTTGCGAGGGGCACGTTTCTTCTTAAGGGGTACTTCTTCATTTTGTGGCTCAGGCTCGGGCTCAGGCTCAGGCTCAGGCACTGGCTCGGCTTTAGGTTTGCGAGGAGCACGTTTCTTCTTAACGGGAGCTTCTTCGGGCTCAGGCACGGGCTCAGGCACGGGCTCAGCTTTAGGCTTGCGAGGTGCCCGTTTCTTGACTGGTTTTTTTTCTAAAGTTTCAACCACTTCTTTTGTTTGGTCTGGTTCGCTTTCGGTATCGGATACACTATTCACATAGGACATTATATATTGTGAAAAGAAAAAAAAAATATATTTTAACTATATAATGGATTTACATGATGCAAAACAACAATTCGAATTTAAGAAATCTATCAAAGACACGTATAGTTTAATCAAAAGAGACACCGAACATATTCCCGATTTGTCTACATTAGACGACGATAACAAAGGACAATGGGTTGAACACGAAGACTTTGCTAAGGTGTTCGATGGATTGTTGGACTATTGTGCCGACGAAGAATATTTAGACAATTTAGATTGGAACAGTGTCAACTACCAAGTTTATGGTAAGGATTACTATGAAGAAAAGTTTCCAGGCTTTAGCGACGAAGTCTACGAGATACTTGCTAAATCTACAGAAGAAGAAAACAAAGTGGTGGATAATCGAACACCGCCCCTAAAGATTACCGAAGGTGAATTTACATTAAACTTTGATTGATTCTTTCTTTTGCGATTTGAAAAATAACGGGGTCTTTTTCAACACCGATATAGTTCCGTTTTGTTTGTCTGGCGGCGACGATAGAAGTCCCTGAACCCATACAAAAATCCAACACCACATCGCCTTCGTTGCTATACGTCTTAATTAACCATTCACAGAGTTCTAATGGTTTTTGTGTTGGGTGAAATTTTACTTTATCGTGATGTATTTTAAAGACAGACCACGGGTGTCTATCTCCAGTTATGTTTGGTAAGCGTTCGAGCCGTGGTTTACCATATAGTTCAAGATGGTTTACATTCCCGCTTGTATGATATGGTTTTCCTGCTGTTTTTTGTGGATTATAAATCCATGGTGTGCCTTTTGGTGTTGGTGATTTTCTAAATATATATATCATTTCGTGCGATCTCAATGGCATTTTTTTTGCGGATAAAAACCCAACAGCAGAGTGTTTCTGCCATACTAAATCATACCTAAACCATTTCGGTTTTGAATTAATAATATGATTACCGAACTTCGTCGTCACAAAAAAAATATAATTACAATGGTCTTTACCGATGCGGCTTATTTTTTCCCACATTATATCTAAATTAATACAAATATCCCAATCGCAATCCGACTGTCCGTATGGCAAATCTACTAATATCATATCAACGGAATTGGTTTCTAAAGTATCTATTACATTAAAACAATCATCGTTATGTAGCTGATTCATAATATAAAACAATATTATATTATAAACTTTTGATGCCGTTTCGTCTTGAAATGTTCCGCTTTGTTGGCGAGAATATATTTACCACCACAATCACAATTAATTTTATCGTTCTTGGATTCTGCATACGTGCGAGTTGGTTTGACATATTTTATTCCATTTTCAACAAAATCTAAATGTTGCTTCGTCTTGAAGTGTCCCGCTTTGCGTTTAGGCGTATATTTACCACCACAATCACAATTAATTTTATCGTTCTTGTATTCTTCGTACGTGCGAGTTGGTTTGACATATTTTATTCCATTTTCAACAAAATCTAAATGTTGCTTTGTTTTAATATGTGCACACCTATTGTTAATGAAAAGCTGTCGTCCACATTCGCATAAATAAGGTTCGTTTGATTTTCTTAAAGGACATCGTCTATTGATACATTTATTGTTTTCAATATAAAACCTTTCACGTTGTTCTAACGTTTCTTTGGAACAATCGTGTAATGTTTCCAATACTTCAAAAGCATAATCGCCTTCTTGAATTATTAAATAAGACATTGTCTGATAATATCCTCTCTTGGTTTTAACCATATTAATATGTTTCCTAATTCGATTATTATAGTTGTTCGTTGAACCATAATAAACCATTTCCGTTTTATTACACTTTAATTTATAGACAACTCCAATCATTTAATTATATAAATGTATGGTATATTTAAATCAATTTTTTAATATACTCTCCAGACACTATACACTCACGCTCCACACTCCAGTTCCGCGTGTGTTAAGTGAAATCAAAATCGTGTTTTGGGAAAAGAAATCAAGCTGGGCATCCAACGGAGCACTCGCATATACCCCCCGATAATTTACTGTGGACGATATGGTGCTAATCCCCGAATATAATCGCTGCGATCGGCCGTCACTTAGGCCAGTTTCCATTTCAATAGCGGTAATGAAAGAGCCAACATTGGAACTCGAAGTAACCGAGCTGTGACCTGCTTCGGTACCAAGACCAGCATTTACTACATAGGGTTGTAGAACTCCGCGTGCCGAACCGCCATCAAGGCCATTGGATTGAGCTGATGCATTGGCCACTACAGCGATGTTGAAAGACGATTGTTTGTCGAAGTTGACGAGGGAGTGGTCACTGAGTAAAAACTCGGCAAGTGCTTCCGCACATTTGTCTTCTACCACAACAGGTCGTGCAGGATATTGTTCACCATTGACAAAAATAGAATATTGCGTAAGACCATTTTTGATGCGGTGTCCTAAACTATAAGAACCAGAAGCAATTATACTCGCGGTTGGTCGATGACATACAATCACTCGTTCAAGAGAAGAAACACTAATACCAAGATTGGCGGTAACCGCAGTTGCCCCTGCTGACATAGTAGTGCCAACGTTTTGGTAGGACGAAGCAAGGATGTTATATACACCACCACTCATGGCGTCCACTTGTGCCTGAGCACCTGGGCTAAGTTCAGTGAATACACAAACCAATTCTACTTCCTCAAAATCAATATCGGTTGCGGCGGTGGTTGATTTTAAACATTCCGTAGCGGATGCTAATGTTAATTTAAATTGAACGGGAGCAGACGAGAATAATGGCATCAATCTGTGGGGAGTTGACATACCAAATGGGTGTAAGACAAATGGGGTACAATAAGTGCGTGCCGTAGAAGGGATGATGGGTTCGCCCGATTGAACCCCTCCTAAAG